GCCAAAGTATTCTATGATCTACCTGAGAGCGATGGGGAAAATGGTCGTGACGTTGGCAGAACTGGTGACGCTGGTTTTGACGAGCACGATTGGGACGGCGCTGAAGATATGCCCACAGAGGAGAAGAAAGAGCTAGAGAAAGATATAGACGATGCTATTCGACAGGGGGAGTTAGTAGCTGGTAAAACTGGATCAGGCGGCAATCGGGACTTCGATGAGTTACGTGATCCGCAGATACCGTGGGGCGAACACACCCGAGAGTTCGTGCAAGATACCTTTGCGGGTAGTGATTACGCTACATACAATCGACCTAACAGAAAGTTTATAGCTGCGGGTATATACCTACCTAGTGGCATATCAGAAGCTGTTGGTGAGTTGGCTATTCTAGTAGATACATCTGGCTCTACTTACGCACCTAACGTACTTCCCGCGTTTATGTCTGAATTGCAGGGCATAGCAATCGCGGCTAATCCTTCCCGCGTACACATAATTTATTGGGATACCAAAGTGTGCGGCGCTGAGGTTTATGAGCGTGAAGAACTAGATACCATTATCTCTAGCACCTGTGTGAAAGGTGGTGGTGGCACCGATATATGTTGTGTCAACAACTATATGCGCGACAATGACATCAAGCCGCAGGCATCTATTGTGTTGACCGATGGGGAACTATTCGGTGGTTGGGGTACGTGGGATCACCCCGTTCTGTGGTGCATCATCGACAACAAAGACGCAAAGCCAACACACGGCAAAGCTCTGCACATTACCGCATCATCAATGTAAATCTAACGTACTAGGATACGTCCTAGTACAACACACAACGCGTAGGAGATAGATAATGGTTAAGACAAATGTAAATTTGAGTACGTTTGACGAAGTGGCGAACGCATATATAGGCACTAAGCCTTTACGCGGTAAACATGCACAACATGATGTGCGACCCATAGCAGATCGTAGACGCAAGCATGAACGTATCAAAAAGCTTGATAGCAATTGCTACCTACTAATGGACGGTGATGGTTTTGGAGATGATATATCTTGGTGGGGTACAACTAGGACGCGTCCTACTATAGCCGAAATGAAAGCTCTGGCGGCTATACGTTGGGATCGTAGACCGGATGGAGACTTTGTTACTATACGCAACGGCTCTGGTAAAAACTGGTCACATCAAGGTCGTTATGATTTCCTAGCTAGAAACATGCCTTGGGGTATGACCTTTGTGAGTAGCGGCGGGAAGCAGTTTATAAGAACAATACATGGTCAATATTACTTACCTAAAAGTTCTTATTACCCTGTTAGCGTAAATGAAAGATATTCACCTCCTAGCCTGTGCCCCGCGGGTTTCACCACAACAGATGACGAGGTTAGCCTCACGTTCAATGCGCGTAGGATGGTGTTGGAACATAAGCCTCACCCTATACCTGTAGTACGTGTGGATAAGGCTATGAAAGAGCAATACAAACCACACCTCGAAACCCTGTATAAACGTGCGTGTATTATGACCCCGATGCTACCTTTATACGACTATAATTGGCAGGAGCGTATGCGTAAGGAGAGTATACTCATATTCAAGGGTTTGGGCTGGCACGACCCCGCAAACCGTATTGATTATATATGGGAGACCCTACCTATTAAATACTACCGTGAGATAGTCTCTGATCCAGAACATCCCGCGTACTACAATTTATCTATAGCATTCGCCATCTGCACTAAAAGTGAGAGCGGGTGGCGTGACACCCTCGCCGAGTTTTTAATACAGACCGCAAACGACAAGGAGAGTGTAGCTAAGTTACGTTCTAACTTTAACAGATGGGCAAACAATGTGTTTGGTCTCACAACAATAGTAATGAAGGAACATACAAATGCCTGATTTCAATCACGTTTTAAAAGATAAAATAAAAGATGAACTACTACCGGTACTAACCCCCGACCCTCGCTTAGAGCACTACGTTAGTTGTATAAGGTCGATGAGGCCTAGTCTACATGCGGTGTATGCGCGAGCAGACAAAGCATATATGTACTACAGTGATAGCCCCTACATGGCGGGTTATGTTGGTTATGGTAGGTTTAAAGATAAGGATAAAACATCCCAAAAAGGTGAGCCTGATTATGTAGTCTGCGCCCGTGGTATTATTAATAATAGGTACAAGGGTGGTGATCAACAATCTATGCGTATGACAATAAATCTAAATAAGGCTATCAAACTCGCTACTACTTTCTTAACGCCGTACAAGTCTATAGAGATGGCAGAGATGGGCCTTGGTGCACTGGCTTTTGAGGCTGGTAGAAGCAACCGTTTACTACAAAGTAAAGTAGGTGGTATAGCAAACGATTTGTTTGGGACAGCGGCATACAAAGGCGCAGCCAAAACGGATTTGGCTATGGAATTACAGCACCTTGTACGCTCGGGGCACAACTTCTTAGATAAGAAACTACAAGTAGTATTAGAAGAATACTTCGCCTTAGTAAGAGACGCACATGACGACAATTTGCGCATGCAGGATTTAAACGCCACTTTCGTAGCTTGCATGGGCACCACAATCGGAGGCGAGCAGAAGTTTGAGACTGTGCGTGTGACGAAGGTAAATGAGAGGTATTATACACGGGTCGATGACAGTACGCGTAAACACTACATAGGTACATCAGAGATACCCGAGGATGTTCGGGGTAAAGTGTCGGTATTGTCTATGATACCGCACGGACAATTTGTGAACGGGGTTGGCATGCGTGTATGCGATACGCTTGTTTACGTCATGGATGCAGTAGAAACGGAAGGAGAATAACTATGTCTAAGAGAGCTTACACAAAGGTGAATGTTTTTAACAGTTATAAGTCTTGGACTATGCGCGAGGATGGTCGGATACGGGAGATGTATTTGCAGGGGGTGAAGGCCACTGAAATAGGACGCATCCTAGGACGCAGTACCGCTTCGGTTAATGGTCGCCTATATAAGTTAAGGAAAGATGATGGGGGTACTATTAGGGATCGGATGCAATTTGAACTACCACTCCCATCACTTGAACTACCACTTCCACCAGAAGCAGAAATAAAAGTTACCGCTATACCTACACCATTCAAGACGTATGTGTATGTTGGTGTAGCTGTTATTATACTGATAGTGGTATTAGTAACTGGCAACTATTTTGGATGAAGTCTATCACCTAACTTTCTCAGATGATACAGAAGTCATCAAAGTAGTTTGTATTGGTATAGACTGTGTTGACACTCAACTTGATACCGTATACAACAATGTTTCCCTTATGCCAAAATGGGCGAGGGGGAGGATAGCTGTAATAGGTATGCTGCAAAAACTGCAGTTTGTGGAGGGGGTTGGGGGTCGTACAACCGAAAATCAATACTGGATAGTACCAGAAAGAGACTAGGGAGAACATAATGGCTATGACACCCGAGGCTAAAGTAAAGAACAAAGCGGTGAAGCAACTAAAGGAAATGGGTGCGTATTATTTTTATCCAGCCACGGCAGGATTTGGTAAGAGTGGTGTACCCGATATTGTAGCTTGCTACAAAGGTCTGTTTTTCGGGATAGAATGTAAGGCTGGCAAGAACAAGGCCACAGCTTTGCAAGAACAAAACCTAAGAGCCATACACAAAGCGAAGGGTTGCGATATGGTTATAAACGAGTGGACAGTAGGTGACCTGACCACGCTGATGCGCAACCATGTCGAGGTCGGTTATGATAGATCGTAGGGAAGAGGCAGAGTTTACGTCTGCATGGGATACGTTTCGTACTAGGTTCAACACAATAGTGCCATGCCCTGAGTGTGAGGGTACAGAATATAAGGGAAAAGTAGAGCGCGAAGAATTTAAATTAGTCGGTGGTATCTACGAGCCTTTCGGCAAGTGGATAGACTGTGACAACTGCGCGGGGTTGGGGGAGATTGAAGGCGACTATGACTAAATGGAGTTTTGATATGATTGCAAGGCAAGAGTACGAGCGCGTGTGTGAAGAAAACCGCGAACTTAAAAAGAAAGTAGAACAACTACAAAAAATGTTGGGAGAGAACATTGACACCGCTAGAACAAATGAAGGCGTTGGCCAAGATTGAGAACAAGCGTCTGTTAAGCTTACATGGAGGGCGTACCCCGAACTTTGGTATATACGACCAACGGGTTAAGTGCGGAGGACCACGTATGTCGGAGATAGCTAGGTCTAAACCAGCGCAGCGCATGCTACGTCTAGCAGAGCAGGGATACACGGCTGCGGATGTGTGCAGGATTATGGCCTTACCTAGAGAAAAGGTTAGGCGTACCGCGGCACGTTACCAAATAAAATTTAAGGAGCGGACATGAACAGAGCCGAGTTAGATATTATTATACAGCAGGTGTTGGATGCCGCGCCTGACAAAAGCAATCCTCAACTAACCTCTATAGTTTTTGCTAATTGGTTATCTATGTATGACCAAAGTGATGAGTGGCCCGTTATTATGCTGGCCGTTACTTCCTGCTTGGCTGAACAGCAAAATGAGCGGTTAGATAAAGAGACAGATACACAGCATGAAGATGTAGCGTTAGCAGTACATGCTGCCGACGAATTTATGGCAGGTATCTTAAACAAACAATAAGAAGTCGTGGGGGCGATGCGAAATGTTAGCGCATTTGGTAACGCTTGGTCGGTAGCACCCAGCCAAACGGTTAAAAAAACCGCCCCCTCCAATAATCTAGCAGGGGGATACATATTATGCAAAGCCTAAACGCCCAACAAGAGGCTGAGTTAAAATGGCTACGGAGGCAAGTGGATGACGCGGAGCGGGACACATACCGAACAGACAACAAAGAGGCTAAGGCTAACAACCGTCTAGCAATATCACGTAGTCAACTAACAGCCTACACCTCCCAACTTCGGGAGAAGGGCTATAGAATTTAGGGATACCCAAATGTTGAGGACAATAAAAGTATATTTAACTAGAGTGTTACCGGACAAAGGTTGTGGGTTTGCAGTGGATATAGAAACTGGCGACCGCGCATATATCGCGCCTAATTTTGTATTCAAATTTAAGTTAACTGAGGGTACGGTAGCTGATGTTCGTGTTATTCCGAACTCTATAGAACGTACCAATACCACGAAGTGGCAAGTAGTAGGTCTTGTAACAGATAGCATCACGCGGAACGTAGATGCTGACTTTCATGTAGTCGAAGAGGAGACCCCTCGCGTAACAGAAGCTAAGATGGAGGATCGCATACTTAGCTTACTATCTGAACCAGATAACCAGTACGCACACAGGGCCGCTGATATAGCAGATAAGTTAGACGCAGAGAATGATGAGGTGCAGGCCGCGCTTGGTAAACTGCATCGTGACGGAGAGATTTGGGAAGCCAAGATATGTCGTCTCGGCACCCAGAAGAAAGCGTCCTACTGTTTGTGGGCGTTGGATGACGATTGGTTTATACCAGAATTTGAATGAGGAGAACTAAAAAATGGCACTAGCGAAAAAAGTAACAGTATCTGATACAGTGGAAATCCACACTCTAAAACAGGGGCGTATCAAACTACGGATGATCGGGCAGACCCCGTTATACTTCAATAGCATGGGCGCGAAAGCATGGCGTGATTTGTTAGTAGGTAGTGGCAAGAAAACCGCTGCGGAAAAGAAGGAAATTAAACATAATCCAGAACAAGAGTTTCGGGACAGTGTGTATAAGAAGGCCAAGGGAGATACCTTTTTATGTTTCCCCGCCGCAGGTGTTAAGGGTGCCATGTCTACTGCTGCGTTGGAAACGGCAGGTATTACCAAGACAAGTGTTCAGCGGTTAATCTTCTTGCCCGAAAGTCAAATTCAGATTTGGGGTAAGCCCTATTTGAAGATGGACATTGTTCGGTCTGCAGACATGAACAAGACACCTGACGTGCGTACTCGCGCATACTTACCTAATTGGTGTGCGGAGATTGAAATTAGGTTTGTCACACCGACACTAAGTGCAACGTCTATTGTGTCCTTGCTAACAAATGCGGGTACAGTTGTCGGTATCGGTGATTTCCGACAGGAGAAGGGGCGCGGTTCGTACGGCACCTTCTCTGTAGCAAGTTCAGAGAACATGGGTGACCAGCAAGCTATCTGGGATGACATTACGCAAGACGATCGGTCTGTCCAAGAGTTAGCTATGGAACATCCAGAATGTGCTGACGAACAGACACGCGAGTTGATGCAGTATATCCAAGAAGAGCGGCTGCGTAGAGCAGCTTAAACGAAGCGGGGCAGTTAACGCTGCCCCAATTCACGGTCAAGGCGGTCACGGCGCGGCACGGCAGGTCAGGCTGGGTCTGGCTAGGCGGTTTTGGCGAGCTACGGCGAGGCATGGCGAGTTGTGGTAAGGCGGGGCGGTCGGGGTAAGGCACGGTAGGGTCCGGTCGGGCTGGGCGAGGCGGGGTTGGGCGGTTCAGGTTGGGTCTGGTCTGGCAAGGCGAGGCGAGGCAGGGCGGTTCAGGCGGGGCGGGGTAAGGCAGGGTACGGCGGGGTCCGGCGGGGCTAGGCGGTTCAGGTTCGGTCGGTTAAGGCGTGGCGTGGTCGGTTAAGTTCCGGCTGGGTACGGCGTGTTGCGGTAAGGCTTGGCGGTCGAGGTCGGGTCTGGTTTGGTAAGGCATGGTACGGTAAGGCATGGCGGTCATGTTGAGGTCCGGCGCGGTATGTTGTGGTTTAGCAAGGTGTGGCCGGTCAAGGCGGTCGAGGCGAGGCGTGTATGGCGCAGTCTGGTGAGGTTTGGTGAGGTTTGGTTGGGCGGTCATGGTCCGTTGTGTTTCGGTAGGGTTCGGCACGGCTGGGTTCGGTCGGTTATGGCGTGGTAAGGCGGTCAAGGCGTGTTGCGTTTGGGTCTGGTAAGGTTCGGCGAGGCGTGGCACGGCGAGGTTGGGCGGTCGAGGCGTGTTAAGTCAAGACGAAGTCAGGCGCGGTTTGGTAAGGTTTGGTCTGGTTTGGCGGTCAAGGTAGGCGGGGTGTAGCGAGGTAAGGCACGGTTGGGC